GTTCTCGCAGAAGCATCAACGGCGCTCCGATGGACGCTAGATGTAGAGCAACGTTACCAAGGCGGTAAAACCTTTACCATATGAAGTCCTTGTTTCTGACCGTGATGGTGTCTGTGTGGGTAAAGCCGATACCATCACGGTAATACTGCTTCCGAAAAAACGAAGAAAGGACGCGGCATAGACCCCCTGTCGGCCTCTGTTTCGGCTCAGTGTTGCTTCTGTGTCATCCTCTGTTGCGTAATTTTCTGTTTATCTTCAATCGCTTCAATGTAAACCGACACAGAAAACAGAGAATCCTTATAGGGCATGGTAGCAGGTATAGGGAAAGTGAATATAAACAGATTCTATTGAATCGTATATTATACCTCCTAGGGAAATATTCGTTGTTTCGCGTCGGCACCCCCCCTGAACAGGGTATAAGCCTAACTAAAACAATGACTTTTTGATGACACAGACACTATTAAACAGAGTAACACAGACCAACACGGTGTCGGGCCCCTCTCGACCTGCGGGCTGGGATTTCTCAAAGTTGGCGGTCTGCTGGTAAGTCTCTTACCGATACGGTGAAAAACGCTGGGAGTTATCCCGCTTTCTCTACCGTCTCCGGTTCGTGACGGTCGAACCCGCTCAGAGCGGGTTCTCGGTGCCTTTGGCTTGCTTGACGAAGTGCGCTGCCCAGGCGTTCGGCTTCACCTTGACTCCCGACACGGCTGGAAACCAAGCCCTCTGGCATCCGTATCGCTCGAAGTAGCGGAACCCGTCATGAACCCATCCGAGCGAACGAAGTGCCTGCGCGACGTGCATGGACAGTATGCGGTCTTGCCGACCGAGTTCCTTGCCGAGGATTTCGGACACGATCTGCGCAGAGCACAGGGCTTCAGGGCGGTTCGGCTCCGACCCCGGCTTGTCGAACTTCGACGTGACATCTCCCCGGATGACCCAATCCGCGATCAGGCCCGCGATAACGTCAACCTCGTTCTCTTCCATCTTCTCTCCCTGAAGCATCCTAGCGATGGCTTCTGCTTCGCTGCTCAGGGTCAGGACGAGATCGCCCATCGACTTGGGCCACTCGTGCCTCATGGTCAGGTAGAGGTGCCGCGCCTCGGCCCATATCTGCGGCGCGTTCTTGCGAAGGGCGTGGAAGTCCACGTTTCTTCCTGAAGCCCGTATCGGCCAGAACCTGCGGTTGCCCGACCTGTCGCTCAGGTATGATTCGGCATTGGTGGTCCCGATCAGCGTGAAGCCGCGCCTGATCGTGCCGGTGTAGTGGCCGTATGCCTGCCTGAGCGTCACCGCTGTTTGCGTGATGTAGGCTTTGACATCCTCGACTTCCGCGCGCCGCATCGAGGACAGTTCTGGAAGCTCCACGATCAGTGCCCCGACGGTAGCCTCGAAGAGCTTCTGAGTGTCCTTGAAGTTGGCGGTCAGGCTCTTGCCGAAGCCCATGGCGAGGAGTTGGACGAACGTGGACTTTCCGATCCCCTGCGGCCCCTCGATGATCGGCACATAGTCGAACTTGTGTCCCGGCTCGTAGACCCTCGCGACGGTGGCGACCAGGAACAACCGGGCGGTCTCCCGGTGATAGGCGTTGTCTTCTGCGCCGAAGTAGTCGATCCAGAGGCGTTCGCAGCGGCTCTCGCCGTCCCACTCTTCGCGGAACAGACGGTCCTTGATGGAGTGGAAGCTGTTCTGCCGAGCAGCGGCTTCCACAGCCGCCCGGACATCGGCTGTCGTTGCCTTGATCCCCCAACCCATCTTGTCCCCTCCGGAGGCGGCGGACAGCATGATTCTCGCCAGGGTGATGTGGTAGTCGGCTATGTCGTCCCCGATGTCAGGGTTCTCCACGACGGCCTTCTCGTAGCCGCTCATCCGGACGTTGAGGTCTTTGCGGATGACGGGCCGGTTGGTGGCCTCGTCGAAGGCGAAGCTCCGGCAGAGGCGGAGGTCGTTCATCACGATGTGCGTGACGTTCGCGATGGTGTTCAGGACGGTCCCGTCCTTGCTCACCTCAAGCTCCAAATGCCAATCCTTCGCGGGCTTCCGGCGTATGGAACCCGGCGGAAAGACCTTGTGAGGCGGCGGCGTCCATGCGGACCTTCCGGGGGGAATCCCGATGAGGTCCAGGTCTTCCTCGTCGATCCCGGCGAGCGGGTCTTCAGGCGTGTCATCGTCGTTCTCGACGTAGGCGTCTTCAACGTCCGCGTCGGTGAACATGCGGGTGATGTTGTAGCGCGACTCAAGCTGCTGCTGGCGCACCTCCGGGAGCGACTGAGCTAGATCGACCATGGCCTTGAAGCTCGGCCTTTTGCCGATAGGGGTCTCGCGGTCGTTGGCGTCGTCCAGATGACCGAACTTGTGGATTCGGACCATATCCCATGCGTTGACCAGTTGGTCGGCGCAGGGGTCGCTACCGTGGTGCGAGTAGAGGAAGTCGCCGTCGTCCTCGACCACGGCTCCATTGGCCGAGGTGGACGCGAAGTAGGTGAAACGAGGCTTGGACGAATGGGTGTCACCCGGCAGATATACGCCGGGTATCAGTTCGTCCATGGCCTTGAAGATGTCGAAGGCACGGCAGAAGTCTCCGACGATACCCTTCTTCTCGCGGGGGTTCTCGGCCTTCTCCGCGACCTTCCGAAGCTCTTCGTCAGCGACCCTCGGGAGGACCGAGTGGTCCCGCCAGTCGCCGTGTATCATGCTGAAGACCTCGACGGCTTCCTGCCAGTCCAGAAGTCTTCCGCGCTGCTCGTGGAAGAAGAACTCGCCATCCCTGGAAGCCGTCGGCAGGAACATCATCTGCGCGGCACGGAAGCTCACCTTGTCGAAGAAGGTCATGTCCGGGTCGATCATGTGTGCGACGATCCGCGACACAGGCGAGTAGTCGTCGTTCTCGATGGGCGTTCTGACCGGAATCGTGATTCGGATACGCGGCTTGTCCGACGTGTGCCGTCTGGTCGAGTTCGCACAAAGGGCGACACCGGGGAGGACGTTCCCCGTCGTCAGGTCTTCGATGAACTCCGGCGTGGCGAAATCGAGGTCGAGCGTGATGAGGTCGCTCGGTTTTCCGCTGTCCCTGTTCCGCCTTCCGGCGTTGACCTGCGTGCGGAAATACCAGCCGTTGACGGACTTCAGCTTGACCTGCTCGTCCTGCGGCAGGGAGATATACTCGCGGAACTTCTCGGCTGTCCTGACTGGTGCGGACAGCATGTCCTTGACCTGACGCCATGATCTGACGACGTTCTTGGCCTTGCCGTAGTTGGTTCCGCGACCGATAGCGAAGTGAATCAGTTTGTCATCGGTTTTGGGCATTGGCGGGGGGTGCCTCTTGGGGGTTCGGGCGGGGGGAAGCCCGGGGCCTACAGACCTGTATTCAGGCCGTGTCGTCAGTCCATCTAACGTGTGAATACGAAACGGTGCAAGTCTTCCAGGGACACGCGGCCCTCGGACATTTCCACGATCTGCTGCGCCCGCTCGGGCGAAATCTTCATGCGTCTGGTCCACTTCCAGATTGCCATTCTGGTGACGCCGAGCTTCCTCGCAGCGTTGATGATGGTCTTCTCGCCGCGCGCGTCGGGAGGCACGGCGACGAGAATCAGGCGAAGAAGTTCGTTGTCGACAGACTCAGGACTCGGGTGTGCAGGCATGTTTGACCTCTCGGTAGTGTGGCCGTTCCTATCACATTAAACTGCTGGTTGACAACTTCCCTGTTTGGCGTTTGAATGAAGCATCGGACAAGATATGGTTCGAGCAACCCCAACGAGGAAAACCCTGAACATGAGTATCGAGAAAGCCCTGCAAGACCTCACCGACGCGATCAAGGAGAACACCTCTCGCCTGGACATGATGCTGAGCGGGGCCAAGGCCCCGGCTCCCTCCGGCAAGGCGACCGCCACCAAGGTCGCCGAAACGAAGTCGTCCAAGACCACGACCGCCAGTTCGAGCAAGAAGGCTCCCGCCGTCACGGCGGACACCATCGCCGAGTTGGCCGGTAAGCTGATGTCCGTCAAGGACGCCGCCGAGAAGAAGGCCAACAAGGCCGCCCTCGCGAAGATTCTCGCGAAGTATGGGGCCGAGCGTCTGACGGCTATCGACCCCGAGCACTTCCCCGAGGTCGCCGACATGCTGAAGGCGCTGATCGCCGGTGAAGACCCGTTCGAGGACGAGGATGAGGACGAGGACGAGGACGAGGACGAGATGGTCTGACCTCCTTTTCCGCCTCGCAGTCGAGGGCGGCCCTTTCGCCCTCGACACCAAGACCGAAAACCCGAAGGATCGAAATGCCCGGAATCCACTCTTCGTTAGGAGCGTCGAAGGCTCATCGTTATCGCGCCTGCCCCGGAAGCGTTGCCGCGTGCCGCGATCTCCCGGACAGTTCTGGCGAGGAGGCCGCGCAAGGCACGGTCTTCCACGAAGTCGCCGCCGATGTCCTACAGTTCGGCCTGAACCCCCACCATTTTGTCGGTCACGAGATCGAAGTCGAAGGTTTCGGCTTTCTTCCTTTCACGGAAGAAATGGCCGTGAAGATGCAGACCGGCCTTGATCTGGTGTGGGCTTTCGCCGATGCCCCTTCCGCCAAGCTGATCGTCGAGCAGAGGCTCGACCTGTCCCGTTGGCTCGGTCCAGACCAGTTCGGGACATCTGATGCGTGCGTCATCGACCCCCAGAACCGCCTGATCGTCGTCTTCGACTGGAAGTGGGGCGCTGGCGTTCCGGTCGATCCCTGTGAGAACGACCAGGCAGTCCTCTATGCTCTCGGCGTCTGGGATCGGTTTGAGAGAGATTTCGACGGGATTGAGCATGACAAGATCACCGTCAAGATCATCATCGAGCAGCCGCGTGCCGCCGGAGGTGGGGGAATCTGGGATACGACCGTCGAGTGGCTGCTGCTCGAAGGCGAGAAGATTCGCCGGGATGCCGAGCTAACCCGAGACCCCAATGCTCCGCGCATTCCCGGCGTCAAGCAATGCAAGTTCTGCCCGGCGGCGAGGTTCAAGACCTGCCGGGAATACGTCCAGTTCAACCTTGATATGGTCGGGCAGAAGTTTGAAGACCTCGACGAAGCCTTCTCCGTCGGGGCGGCGCTGGTTCCCCCTGACGTAAAGGCTCTGACACCGCAGCAGCGGTCTCAGATTCTGCTGAACGAGAGCATGTTTCGGGCGTTCCTCAAGGACTTGCACGAAGAGGCGCTCAACGACGCTATCGCGGGCCGGGATGTCCCGGGCATGAAGCTCGTGGACGGTCGCAGCCCCCCGAGGCGGTGGAAGGACGAGGAGAAAGCGGGGGTCATACTTCGCAAGAAGCTCGGCAAGGCGGCGGAGATCGTATCCTTGAAGTCCCCCGCCATGATCGAAGAGACCGTCGGGAAGACGGCCTTCGAGAAGGATTTCGGTCTTCTCGTCGATGTCGGGAAACCGAAGCCGGTGCTTGTCCCGGAACACGACAAGCGACAGGCGAGACCGAACATTCACGACAAGTTCGACAATCTCGACGACATCTGAAAACCCGAGGAAAGGAAACTCGATATGGCTGAAAGCAACCCTACCGGCGAAGTTATCCTTCGCAACGTCAGGCTGAGCTACCCCCATCTGTTCGAGCCGCAGGAGAGGCTGAGCGACGACGGGGAAACTCGTCTGGTCTACAGCGCGGCCTTCCTGATCCCCAAGGAAGGTGACGAGTTCAAGAACGCGCTGGCCGTTCGCAAGGCCATGAAGGCCCTCATGGTCGAGAAGTATGGTCCGGACGAGACCAAGCACCCCCGCATCCCTGCGGAAAGGAAGTGCTTGCGCGACGGCGACGAGAAGGACGGCGAGGAGTATCACGGCCACTGGTATGTGAACGCCAACTCCTCCACCAAGCGTCCTCCGACGATCATCACCAACCGCAAGGGCAAGGACGGCAAGTGGATCGAAGCCGAACCCGGCGGCAAGGGCGCTCCCTACGGGGGATGCTATGTCAACGCGATCATCACTATCTGGCTTCAGGACCACAAGAAGTATGGCAAGCGCCTCAACGCTTCCATCGAGTCGGTCCAGTTCAGGCGCGATGGAGAGCCGTTTGGCGCGGGCCGCGTCGACCCGAACAGTCGCTTCAGCGATGATGATGTCGACGTGATCGAGGATGACGACAACGCCTATGACGATGATGTCTACGGCGACGAAGACGACATGATCTGATTCATGTCCAAGGATGTGCTGTCCCTCGATTTTGAGACCTACAGTGAAGTCAACCTAGCGGTTGTCGGCACCAGCCGGTATTCGCGGCACCCCTCGACCGAGATTTTGATGGCCGCCTACTCCATCAACGACGGACCCGAGCGTCAGTGGATACCGGCTGAGGGGCAGCATATTCCAGTGGAACTTGAACAAGCGTTGTTCAGCCCCGACGTAATCAAGTTTGCTTGGAACGCGGCCTTCGAGATCGCGATTACGAGACAACTCATAGGCGAGCCGGACATCCGCCAGTGGCGGTGTTCGATGGTTCTCGCCATGACCCTGTCGTTGCCTGGATCGCTGGACAAGGTCGGGCGGATTCTTCGGATCGAAGACGACAGCCTGAAGAAGAAGGATGGCGCGCGGCTCATGCGGAAGTTCAGCTTCCCGCGCAAGCCCACGAAGTCCAATCCCAACACGAGGTTCCACTGGTATGACTCCCTTTCTGAATGGGAGGACTACCTGGCCTACAACCGAAACGACGTTCGCGCCGAACGAGCGATCCTGCGCAAGATCAGGCGTTTCGGCCCACCTGCTCACGAGTGGCGGCTGTGGCACCTCGACCAGAAGATCAATGAGGCTGGCCTTCCCATCAACATGCGCATGGTCGACAATGCGTTGAAGGTCTACCGAGAGGCCCTGAAAGAGGCCCACGAAGAGATGGCCCTAATCACGGGCCTGTCGAATCCCAATTCTCAGGCTCAACTTCTCCCGTGGCTTCGCTCCTGCGGATACCCTTTCGCGGACCTGAAGAAGGTCAATGTCCGGCGTGCGAAGGAGCGCGTCGACGAATACGTCGAGGTAATGAAAACGGACCCCATGCGGGTCGAGAAGTCGATCAGGGACGACCCGTCGAGAGCGGCGATATGGCCCCTCCAACCGAAGCTGAAGCGGGTTTTGGAGCTTCGCTTGGAGACCAGCAGAACGTCGATCAAGAAGCTGGAAGCGATCAAGCGCGCGGTCGACGAAGACGGGCACCTTCGCAATACGCTTCAGTTTGCCGCTGCGGGTCGGACGTGGCGGTGGGGCGGTCGTCTGTTCCAGCCGCAGAACCTGCCTCGTCCAGAAAAGAGCTTGGAGAAGGGGATTCCTCTGCACGCTGCCAACGTAGAGCGTCTCGATCTTGAGTCGCTTCGTTTGATTTATGGCAACGTTTTTGACCTATTGGCGTCCTGCATACGGCCCACGGCGCAGGCTCCGGAGGGCAAGGTCTTCATCGACGCCGACCTGTCGGCAATCGAGAACATCGTGCTTGGGTGGCTTTGCGACTGCTCGAAGATTCTCAACGTCTTCAAGCACGGCAAAGACCCCTATATCGACTTCGCGACCTATATGTTCGGGCTTCCCTACGAGGAGCTTTACGCCGAATACAAGGCTGGCAACTCGGCACGTCGAACGATCTCAAAACCCGGCGTCCTCGGTTGCGGCTACATGATGTCGGCGGGCTACGAGTATGTCGACCAGCAGTCCGGGGAGAAGGAGGCGACCGGACTGCTCGGCTACGCATGGTCCATGGGCGTCAAGCACTTCACGCAAGAAGACGCGGAGCTATCGGTCAGGGTCTTTCGTGACACCTACACCGAGGTAGTAGACTATTGGAGAGAGATCGAGATTGCGGCCAAAAGGTGCATCCGCAACAGGGACGAGGTTCGTTTCGGCAAGGTCAAGTTCTGCTGGGATGCTCCCTTCATGCGAATCCTTCTGCCTTCTGGCAGGTATCTCAGCTACCTGCGCCCCAAGATTGAGCGGGTCGCGATGCCGTGGGGCGGGACCAAGATGTCCATCACCTACGAGGGTCAGGACGAGCGGAAGCAATGGAAGCGCATCCAGACGCATCCCGGCAAACTCACGGAGAACGTGGATCAGGCCATCGCACGCGATCTTCTCGCACACGGGATGATGGAAGCCAATCGTCGAGGCATAGACATCCGTCTGCACGTCCACGATCAGATTCTCGGCTTGTGTCGAGAAGAAGAAGCTGAAGAGAAGCTGGCCCTTTTGATCGAGTGCATGTCTGCGCCACCTTCTTGGGCTTCGGACATCCCTTTGAAGACTGCGGGCTTCTACTCCAAGGTTTTCATGAAGGACTGAAGTGTGCAGGAGCTTTGGCTGAGACGACGGAGGCTGAGATGCGCGAAGCGACGATTGAAGATTCGGTCATCCTGGCGGCAAGGAAGGCCGGGTGGTTCGTTCGCAGGGCTGCCTGGCGCGGGCGCAAGGACTGTCCGGACGTTGTTTTTGCCAAGTTTGGCCGAGTCGTCTGGATCGAGTTCAAGAGAAAGGACGAAGAGCCTCGGATGACGCAGAAGATCGAACATGAGGAGATGCGTGCGGCGGGGATGGAGGTCTACGTCGTCGACAGTATCTCTGTCGGAAAGCGTCTTCTCGGAATCTCGTGATGCCTGCTATTCCAAAGTTTTTCAACGATTTGGAGATAGAAGAGCTTGTCTACGGCCCTCCGGAGGTGATTCGGACGGAGGAGGATTTCAGGCCCTATCAGAAGTGGATGTCCGAAGCCGTAATTGACGCCAAGAAGGTCTACCTCGCGGCGGAGATGGGTCTTGGGAAGACGGCCTGTGTTCTTCATGCGTTCTCGCAGCTATTCGCGTTCGGACAGGTTCGTCGTCTTCTCGTTGTCGCCCCGTTGAAGGTGGCGGAGGACACATGGCCCGATGAGATCGCGGCGTGGAGCTTTGCGCGAGGTCTGAGCTATGTCGTGGTAACGGGCGGAGCGGATCAGCGCGAGGCGGCGCTTTCTCTGGGGCCGCGAGACGTTACGATCATCAATCGCGAGAACCTGAGTTGGCTGTATCAGAAGTTCGGCCCCGCCAGGTGGCCTTTCGACGCTCTTGTATACGACGAGGCTACGAGGCTGTCTTCCGGCAGGTTCAAGACCGCCCCGACGGTCTCCGAAGGCGTGAGGCGATACACCAATCGCGATACCAACCTCGGCGTCATCAACAAGGTCTGGCGGAAGCTGAATTACATCGTCCTGCTTTCCGGGACTCCCGCCCCGAAGGGGCTTATCAACCTATGGGGTCCGATCTACGCGCTGGATCGTGGTGCTCGCCTTGGAGAGAAGTTCACGTCATTCAAGGACAGGTGGTTCCGACAGTCCAAATACGGTTACGAGGTCGAGCCTTTCGCGCACTCGCGCGATGAGATCATGGGCCGTATCAAGGACGTTTTCTTTTCCCTTCGCGAGGAAGACTACCTGAAGCTGCCGAAGCTCGTTGTGGTCGACAGGTTCGTCGATCTTCCGCCTTCAGTCCTGAAGCGATACCGCGATTTTGAGCGGAAAATGGCCATTGAGGTCGTCAAGAACAGGGAGGATCGCGAGGTCGTCCGGGCTTTGACGAAGGGAGTTCTTCTGAACAAGCTGTTGCAGTTCGCCAATGGGTCTCTCTACGTTGAGGACGGTTCGGACGTTCCGCAGCATACCGAAAAGCTGAGGGCGCTTGAGTCCATCATCGAGGAAGCCAATGGCAAGCCTGTGCTTGTTGCCTACAGCTTCCGGTTCGACCTTGATGCCATCAAGAAGCGTTTCCCCCACGCTCGGATTTTTGGCCAGAACCAGAATGACAAGAGGGAATGGAACGAAGGAAAGATTCCGTTGATGCTGATTCACCCGGCATCTGCCGGTCACGGACTCAACATCCAGCGCGGATCGAACATCGCGGTTTGGTATGGCCTGACTTGGAGCATGGAGCTATACAAGCAGTTCATCAAAAGGCTGCATCGCTCCGGCCAGACGGAGGACCACGTTTTCATCTACCGTATTCTTGCGCGCAATACGGTCGACATGCGCGTGGCCCGTGTTCTCAGTAAACGCGAGGTTGACCAAAACGCCATTACTGATATGGTCAGGGTCTATCTTGAAGAGGTTGCGTAGTGAGCGACGTTTCGGAAAAGCTGGACCAGTTGATAGCTGCCCGCAGGCAGTCGTCTTCGCGCCATGTGCCCACAACCGGCTTTACGGCGTCCTGGCTGAGCCGAGCTTTCGACATGGACATCAAGTCCGTCCAGAAGCGGCTCGCCCGTTGCCCTAGCCGACCCTCTCCCGATGGGCGGGCAACCGTCGTCTACGACTTGAAGGACGCGGCCAAGTATCTCGTGGAGCCGAGCCTTTCGGTCGAGGACTTCATGCGTCTTGCCAAGCGGGCCGATCTTCCTGCCACGCTTCAGCAGCAGTTCTGGGATGCCATGCTGAAGCGTCAGCAATACGAGGTTCGGGCCAACGACCTCTGGCCTACCGACAGGGTTCGAGAAGTTCTCCGCGATACCTTTCAGACCATCAAGTTCACGATGCAGCTTTGGGCGGATACCTTGTCTCGGGAGAAGGCTGTGACCCAAGAACAGAGAGAAGCCATCGTTCGGCTTGTGGACGCGCTTCAGAACGAGATTTACGAAGCTCTCGTCCTGCGCGTTTCGCAGAAGCGATCCGGGCCGCAGATCGTCGATCTGGAAGTCGCTAACCCGTTGCAATCGGCGGAGGACGATGATGACGGTTCATCCCTCATTTAAGACCCTCGAAGAAATCGTAGCGGAGACAGCCGCCCTTGTTCGGCCTCCGGAGAGGCTCACGGTTTCGCAGGCTGCCGAGAAGGTCCGGTTTCTCAACAACCCCGGGGCCTATGTCGGGCCTTGGAGCAACAGCGTAACGCCATACCTGGTGGAGCCTCAGGACACGCTCTCTTCGCAGGATTTCACGGGGATGGTCTTCGCGGGTCCGGCGCAGACGGGCAAAACCGACATGGCGCTGAATTGGCTGGCCCACAGCGTCGTCTACGATCCTGCGGACATGATGATCGTCCAGACCTCAAACACCACGGCCCGCGACTTCTCCATTCGCCGGATCGACCGTCTGCACAGGCACAGTCCAGAAGTCGGACGGCGGCTGATTCCGAGGAAGGATGCCGACAACAAGTTCGACAAATCGTATACCTCAGGTATGCTGTTGACCCTGTCGTGGCCGACCATCAATGAACTCTCCGGCAAGCCGATACCCCGTCTCTGGCTGACAGATTACGACCGGATGACGCAGGACGTAGACGGGGAAGGATCGCCTTTCGACCTAGCGAGGAAGCGCGCCACGACCTTCGGCAGCTTCGGCATGTGCGCCGCAGAGTCCTCTCCCGGCTTCATGGTATCCGATCCTAAGTGGAAGCCTACGACACCGCACGAGGCTCCGCCGACGCAGGGAATCCTTTCGCTCTACAACCGGGGTGACAGGAGGCGTTGGTATTGGCGGTGCGTCATGCCGAAGTGCGGCATGGCTTTTGAGCCTGACTTCTCGCTGCTCAACTATCCTGACAGCGAGGACATCATGGAGGCCGCAGAGATGGCGACCTTGCGGTGCCCCCATTGCGGAACCGACTATAGCCACGATCCCATGGACGGCCTTCCGGGGAAGCACGAGATGAACCGGAACGGTCGCTGGATCAAGGACGGGATGACTTGGACTCGAGAAGGCGAAGTATTGGGAAAGCCGATCAGGTCGAGCATCGCGAGCTTCTGGCTGAAGGGTGTCGCTGCCTCTTTCTCGTCGTGGAAGACCATCGTCTTCAACTACCTCTCTGCGGTAAGGGAATACGAGTCCACGGGCCAGGAAGAGGCTTTGAAGACCACGGTCAACACCGATCAGGGTCTTCCATACACCCCCAAGGCGCTTGACGTTGGCAGGTCTCCTCAAGAGCTCGAATCCCGGGCCATCGACATCGGCATGAGGGTCGTGCCTCTCCTCGGGCGCTTTCTCATCGCCTGCGTCGACATCCAGAAGAATCGCTTCGTCGTGCAGGTTCACGCGATCTGCGAGAACCTCGACATCGCGGTCATCGACAGGTTCGAGATCAAGAAGTCAAACCGGCTCGATGAGGACGGAGAACGTTTCTGGGTCAATCCCGGGGCGCACGCCGAGGACTGGCGTCTTCTCGTCCGGGAAGTTCTGACGAAGACCTACCCTCTTTCGGACGGTTCCGGTCGTCGAATGGCAGTTCACCTCACGATGTGCGATTCAGGCGGCAAGGACGGCGTTACGGCGAACGCCTACGCGTTCTATCGTTGGCTGAGAGACCCCAAGGCCGAGGGATCGGAGGACGAGGAGGTCTATGGGTGGGAGCCCAATCTCGCGAGCCGTTTCCTGCTCCTGAAAGGCGCATCCTCTCCGGGTGCTCCGCGTTTCCGGATCGAATACCCGGACTCGGGGCGGCGAGATCGTAACGCGGGAGCGCGCGGCGAGATTCCGGTTGCCTTCATCAACACCGATACGCTGAAGGATCAGTTGAACCACATGCTCGACAGGGTGGAACCGGGGGGCAGGATCGTCTTTCCGAATTGGCTGGATTCGACCTTCTTCACCGAACTTACCGTCGAGGTCAAAGACCCCAAGAAGGGTTGGATCAACCCCAAGAGTTACCGAAACGAGTCTTGGGATTTGCTCACATACTGCTTGGCAGGTTGCCTTTCGCCGAGGGTAAGGCTGGACTCGATACGCTTCGACGAACCTCCTTCGTGGGCGGAACGTTGGGATGACAACTCTCTGGTCTACAGCCCTGCGAAACAGGCAAAACCGTTCGACGCGGAGCGGAAACCGCGCTATGACTTGTCGAAACTGGCGCAGGAACTCGGGTGATGATCTATGTCAACGACGACAATCGGGTGATCTGGGAGACGCGCCTCGCCGAAGCTGAAGCAGCGTGGCACGCTTTGAACCTGGGGAACTCGGCGCGGGTCTTTGTCGATCAGAACGGCGAGCGTGTGGAGTATACTCCTGCGAACCGGATCGGCCTTTGGACCTATATTCTACAACTTCGCAGGGCACTCGGTTTTCCGACCGGAATTAGCGGCCCGATCCAACCGTGGATGATACCATGAAGGTCTACCAGGACGAAGATTTTCAGCGCATGGTAGGCGTCCCCGGACGCGACTTCAGCGTTCTCGGTGGGGCCTTCGACGGGGCCGCGCGGTTTGAGCGTCAGATCGCGAATTGGAACCCCGGCATTCGTTCTGCGGATGCTGAAATCCTGCCTGACAAGAGCCTGCTCGACGCGAGAGCGCGCGATCTGACTCGCAATGATGCCTACGTCCATTGGGGAACGCAGCAGCATCGCGACAGCATCGTCGGTTCCTTCTTCCTGCTCAACGCCAAGCCTGCGCATGAAGTTCTCGGTCGAAGCGCCGATTGGGCGGAGGAGTTCCAACGGGAGGTCGAAGCGAAGTTCACGCTCTGGGCGGAGAGTCCTCATCATTGGGTCGACGCTTCGCAAGAGCAGACCATGACCGAGATGGTCCGGCTGATCGTCGGTCTCGTGGTGATGAACGGCGAGGCTTTGGCTACGGCTGAGTGGATGCCCAAATCCGGGCGTGAGTTCCGGACGGCTATCCAGATCGTCGATACGGATCGCCTCTCGACTCCGTTCAAGTATCAGCACGATCCGGATGTTCGCGGAGGTATTCGGCGTGATAGGTATGGCCGTCGAACAATGGCCTACATCCGGGCGCGGCACCCCCAGGACTTTGGTCTCTATTCGGAGAGCCTTCCGAACTGGCGCGAAGTTCCCTTTGAGAAGCCTTGGGGCCGTCAGATGGTTTTCCTGTTTCGGGAGAAGGTTCGCCCGGAGCAGACCCGAGCGATTTCGGACCTGACCTCCTCCATGCGGGAAGTCGCGATCACTCGGAAGTTCCGCGATGTCACCCTTCAGAACGCTGTCCTGAACGCGAGCTATGCTGCGACTATCGAGTCCGAGCTTCCGACCGAGATTCTCGCGGCTCAGATCGGCGTGACAGGCCAATGGGATGCCGCGCTGGAAGCCTATGCGTCGTCGTTCCTCGGGCAGATCGCGGCCTACTCCTCCGGGGCCAAGAACCTCATGCTTGACGGCGCGAAGATTCCCCACCTTTACCCCGGAACGCGGCTTCAGCTTCGCCCCGCGGGGACTCCCGGCGGTGTTGGGCAGGACTTCGAGAAGGCCATGCTCCGCTATCTGGCCGCCTCTCTGGGCGTCTCCTACGAGGAGCTAACGCGAGACTACACGCAGACCAACTACTCGTCTGCCCGCGCGGCGATGATGGCGACGTGGCGCTTCATGCAGAGCCGGAAGAGGATCGTCGCGGATTCCTTCGCGAACGCCGTCTACCGTCTGTGGATCGAGGAGGCGATCAACAACGACAAGATCGAATCGTTTCGGGCTTCGGAAGCGGCTCAACTCTATACCGACGGCCACCAGAATCAGATGTTCGACGCGCTGACCCGTGCGGAGTGGATCGGCGCGGCGCGCGGTCAGATCGACGAGTTGAAGGAAACCCAGGCTGCCGTCTTGAGGATCAAGTATGGCCTGTCGACGCATGAGGACGAATTGGCCCGCCTTGGCAAGGATTGGCGCAGGGTCTACGAACAGATGGAGCGTGAGCAGAAGGAGCGTGAGAAGCGCGGAATCTCTCTCACGGAAGACGACAAGATGATGAACGCCGTTACCGGGTCTCCCCGAGAAGATCGTCAGGGCGGCGAAGCCGGGGAGCAAGAGCCTGATGCTGACTAACGCGACCATTCTGGGTCGAGCCTTCAGCGGCGACCCGATGCTTTTGCAGCCCGAGCGCGCGGAGTGGGCGGCGCACGCTCTTCTCGACGCGGCAGATGCCATTCAGGCCGACGGCAGGGCAACCTCCATGGCTGTCAGCGAAGACTTCTGGGCCTTCGGTGACGACGATCCTTGGCGTCCATACGTCGTCCGGGACGGTGTTCTGCTTGTCCCGGTCAGCGGGGTTCTTCTCAACAAGTTTCCCTATCAACTCGGCGGGTGGGCCACGGGATACGAATACATCGAGCAAGCGGTTCAGCGAGGTCTGGATGACCCCGGCGTTCGCGGCATTGCTCTCATGGTCGATTCCCCTGGCGGTCTGGTAGCCGGGTGTTTTGAGTGTGCGGATGCACTTTACGCGGCGCGAAGCCAAAAGCCGGTTCGCGCCTTCGTCGATACGGCGGCATTTTCCGGCGCGTATGCGCTGGCGTCTGCCGCCTCGGAAATCAGTCTCACGCGATCTGGCGGAACCGGCTCCGTGGGCGTCATCATGGCGCACGTCGACGCTTCCGGATTTTACGACCGCATGGGCTTGAAGGTCACGCTGATCTATTCCGGCAAGCACAAAGCTGACGGAAATCCTCACGAGGCGCTTCCCGAAGATGTCCGCGCGCGTTTTCAGGCGCGGGTCGACAAGATTCGGGGTGTTTTTGTTTCTACGGTTGCGCGGAACCGAAATATGTCAGAAGATGCGGTCTACGGAACGGAGGCGATGACCTACGACGCCGAAGAGTCTGTGGATATTGGGTTCGCAGACAATATCGAGTCAACGGAAACCGCCCTCGCGCAATTCGCGCAGGCACTTGATATGGAGAAACGCCACATGCCCGCCAATGAAAACTCCATCGCGATCAGCTTCACGGAAGCGGATGTCGCGGCTGCTCGCGCCGAGGGCCATGCCTCCGGGCGCGCGGAAGGCATCGCTGAAGGTGCGTCTGCGGAGAAGACGCGCATCATTGCGATTTTGAACTCCGAGGAAGCCAAAGTCCGGCCTTTCGCGGCCATGGCTGCGGCGCTGGAAACGGACATGCCTGCCGACAAGGCGACGGCGTTCCTCTCCAAGCTGCCTGCCGAGGCCAAGGCGAGCGTCGGTGAACCCAAGTCGGCGGGAGGGTTCAACGCCGCCATGGATGCAACCCAGAACCCGAATGTCGGCGCGAACGTCGATGCCGGAGGGGAAGACGACGACGAGGAATCTCGCGTGATGTCTCTCATCAACGTGGGTCGTCGGGCCGTCGGTCTGAAGCCTGTCAACTGATCTACCGGAGGCCATCAACATGAACGATGTCACCATTCCTCTCGGCTCCCCCGGCATCGCCGGATACAGTGCTGAGACCTACGGCGGCCCCGCCGAATTGTTTTTCTCGGATACGCCGCCCGTTGCTACCAAGCACATCCGCATCGCCGCTCCGGCTGGTGGCCTGACCCTGCCCCTCGGTGCGGTCATCCGCGAGACCGGCGCGCTGGCGACGATCTCGGCTGGCACGGCAGCTTCCGGCACCTTCACGGTGTCGGCTGGCAACGCTGCCAACGGCGATACCCTCGTCATCATGGGCCGGACCTATACCTTCCGGACGACGCTTACCGGCGGAGGTCTTGCCGATGAAATCCTGATCGGCGCGAACGTCACGGAGACGGCGCAGAACGTGGTCGCGGCCCTCAACGGAGCGACTGGCGAAGGCACGCTCTACGGCGCAGGGACCACGCAGAACCAGCTTGTCTCGGCCACCAATTCCGGCGGTGTCGTCACCCTGACGGCGCGACAGGTCGGAACCGTCGGCAATGCGATCACTCTCGTCGAGACCGGCGCGAACCTCTCGGTGTCCGGTGCCACCCTGTCGGGCGGCGCGAACCCGACCTCCACGGCGTTCGGCATCCTCGGTGCTCCGATCTCGATGTTGGCCGGCCAGGTCATGTCGGTGCCCGTCCATGTGGCCGGCCACTTCAACATGCTCGCGCTGACCTTCCATTCGGACTTCTCGTCTGATCGCCTGAAGGAACGTGCTTTCGTCGGCACGGAATCTCCGGGCATCCTGATCTCGAAGCCGAAGCATCTTGACTCCCACGTCGACATCTGACGGCGGCGATGGCAACTGAAAGGACGTAACCATGCCCATCGAAAATCCCATCTACCGCACGTCCGAACTCGTGGCCGTGCTGCGTGACAACGAATTGATGATGCCGCCGTCGAACTACTGGCTGTCGCTGTGTTTTCCGACGACCATGCAGTTTACCACGGAGGAGATCGACTTTTCGCAACTGACGGACAGCCGCAAGCTCGCTCCCCTCGTGGTTCCGACTGCTCAGGGTGTTCCGATCTACACCAACGCCGAGCGGCGCATGACCGTTCGTCCTGCCTATGTGAAGCCGAAAGACCCGGTGAACGCATCTCGGGTCATCAAGCGCGCGGCTGGCTTTGGCGAACTCAACTCCTCGGTGCCGATGTCGCCTTCCGAGCGGTATATGGCTATCGTTACCGAGATCATGCGTCAGCACCGCCGTGCCATCGAGCGCCGCTGGGAGTGGATGGCGTCGGAGGCCGTTCAGCACGGTCGGATCACGCTCGAAGACGAGCGGTATCCGCGTGTCGTGGTCGACTTCGAGCGCGATCCTGCGAACACCGTGACGCTGACGGGCGCTGCTCGATGGGGCCAGCCCGGTGTGGACATTCTCGCGGACATCGAGTCCTGGAAGAAGCAGGTTCGCCGCGCCAAGTTCGGCGGGCCGCTGAACCGGATCACTCTCGGCGTCGAAGCGTGGGATGTGGTCCGTCAGGACTCCGCGATCCGTGAATTGCTGAAGACGGACTACCTCCCCGGTCAGCGCAACAACCTCGACCTCAACCTCGGAGTCATGGAAGGGCTGGACGTGGAGTGGGTTGGCCGCATCAACGGCACCACGGATGTCTACGTCTACTCGGATTACTACGAGCAGGACGGAAACATCGTGGAGTTCATGCACCCGCGCGACGTGGTGATGACCGGGCCGAACGTCCAAGGCGTTCGCTGCTTCGGCGCGATCCAGGATGTTGCTTCCAACTTCCAGCCGCTCGCGATGTTCCCGAAGATGTGGTCCGAGAATGACCCGTCGGTCACGTTCGTCATGACCCAGAGCGCCCCGCTCATGGTGCCCGTCAACGTCAACAACACCTTCCGCGCGCGCGTTCTCTGACGATCAGACTTCTCGGAAGAGCAGCTTGGTCTGCTCTTCCTCAATGGCCTGAATGGCGTCTTCCCCGCACGATACTCCGCCCCCATCAAAGTCATAGGAGACCACTGAATGTCCTACGTCACCATGAAAGCCGTTCATCGCGTTCGGCTCTGCCTCGCCCCTGGGCAGCCTGCGACTGCTTCGTCCCCTGCTTCTCGGCCCAAGGTTCAGGATGTTCCTCCGGGGGCTCTTTTCACCACGACTTCGGACGTTGCATCCGACCTCGTTTCTCAGGGCGCTGCTGTTCTGCTCTCGGACGAGGATCAGGCTCCCCCGCAGGTCATCAACGGGGTCGGCGAAGAGAGGAAGCGGCGCGGTCGTCCGCCCAAGGCGAGACCTGCCAGCGATTCCGTCGAAGAGCCTGAAGCCGATCCGAACTCCGACGGCGACGATGTGATCTGACCCATGCCAGACTTTGCCGAATTGAAGCGCAGGTCACGGCAGGCACTTCACGCGGCGATGTCGATTCCGGCCTACTATTTCTCGTCTCCGGACGCCGAGCCTTTGCAGGTCCGCGTTCGGACGCACATCAAGAATCCTCAGATGCAGGGAGACTTGAAAGGGACCAATCTCAGCTACGCCGAGATGACGGAAGCTCCTACGAAGCTGATTCTCGACACCAGAGAAGTTCCTGATCCGCAGCGTGGTTCCATATTTGTTCTAAGCCCCTCTGAGGGCTACATTGTGGACCACGCTGATCCGGCCTACCGAGAGACGGTCACGGTCGAGGTCTCTGTCCTCAGCGCGCAGGAGCTTGAAGGATTGCCGTATCCCGGGAGCTAACGATGTCGTCGAATTGGGCGGTCTTCGCGGAGGGTGATCTGTCTCAGTCGCTTCGCGAGCTTTCGGCTGACAGGATCGCCAAGCTCCGGGCCATGGCGGTCAATACAACGGCGCGACATGGCAGGGCTGTTTTGTCGCGAGACATCCGCGATCAGGTCAACCTCCCCGCTCGTTACGTCTCCGAAAGCGAGAAGCGCCTTTACGTCGCGAAGACAGCGACGGCGGCACGAGCAGAGGCGGTCGTCCGGGCTTCCGGAAGACCGACATCTCTTGCCCGTTACGCCGTCAATCCCTCCACGTCGCAGCGTGGCGCTGGCGTGCTTGTAGAGGTCGCTCCCGGACGAGCGCGGCTCATGCGCAAGGCTTTCTTCTTGCGGCTCCCCCAAGGCTCCGTTCTCACCGATACGCAATTCAATCTCGGGCTTGCCATTCGGCTGAGGCCCGGAGAGCGCGTGATGAACAAGGTGCAGATGGTTCGGATGTCCTCCGGCCTTTACCTGCTTTACGGGCCTTCGGTAGATCAGGTATTCAGGGCCAACGACGGGTCCGGTGCGGCTTCTGACAGAGCGGAATACTTGGCCCGGAAGCTGGAAGACGAGTTCCTTCGCCTTTTGGAGTTGTGATGCCTCTCGAATACGAAGACCCTATTCGGCTCCGGATAATGAAGGCGATGTGTGCCGCCATTGAGGAGATTTCTCCTGACAACGGCTTCGCTTCGGATTTCTCCGGCAGGGTCTTCCGGGGGCGCACGCGTTTCGGGGCCTCTGACCCCATCCCCATGGTCTCGATTCTGGAAGCGCCGATTCCGTTGGAGAAGATCAGGCCTCCGCAAGACGCTACCGATGACGCAGGCCCTTGGGAGCTTGTCATCCAAGCCTTCGTAAAGGACGACAAGGAAAACCCCTGCGATCCGGCATACGTCGCCTTGGCCGACCTCAGAAAGCGCATGGCGCAGGAGCGTTCCAAGCTGGATACCTATCACTACTCGACAGGTCCTTTCGGTCTTGGCCGATTGGTCTACGGCATGTATATCGGGACGGGAGTGGTTCGGCCTCCCGACGAGATCAGCGAGAAAGCATATTGCTGGTTGCAAGTGACGCTGGACATCGCGGAGGACATGGCCCATCCTTACGGGCATCACGTCTAAGAGGGGACGAAGATCATGGCGGAACAGAAGCAATATGTTCTTGGGCGCGGCGAGCTTCATTTCGCCCGGTTTTTGCCCGGAACGCAGACTCCCGATTCCTTCATCTACATCGGCAATACGCCTGAAGTCAGTCTGAACATCGAGGTCGAAGACCTTCAGCATTTCGACGCCGATCAGGGCATCCGCGAGGAGGACGACAACGTCGTTCTCGAAGTCATGCGGACGGGGTCTTTCGTGACCGACAACATCAACGCCGAGAACGTCGCGCTGTTCTTCATGGGCGATGCGGACATTCTCACGCAGGCCGCGATCCCGCCTGTCAGCCAGTTGATCGAGGAGGCTCGTCGGGGACGCGGCTACGCACTCGGGTCGTCGGACACCAATCCCGAAGGGTTCATGGGCATCGACCCGGCCACGTTCTCTGTCATGCTGGCGAGCGGTTCCGTCGCGGCTACCGGAACCGTGACCATCGGCGCAGGCAACGCCTCCGCTGGCGATACCGTGGTCATCGGAAGCAGAACCTACACCTATGTGGCGTCGTCTCCTGCGGCCAACCAGGTTCTTGTCGGGTCGAATCCGACTCAGTCGGCGGCGAACCTCGTTGCCGCGATCATGGGCGGGCCGGGTTCCGGTTCTCTCTATGGCGCGGGAACGCTTCCCCACGCGCAGGTCTCTGCCACCAGCACCGGCGGCACCGTGACCATCACTTCCAGGCTTTTCGGCTCTGGCGGCAACTCCATCACCCTGTCGGCCACGGGCGTGAACATTACCGTGTCCGGCGCAAACTTGTCCGGCGGCGCGAACGGAACGCTCCTGGTGGCGGATGTCGACTACCGCATCAATCTGGATACCGGCTTCCTGACTTTCCCGAACACCTCTCCGGCCCTCTCTTCGCCCGCCGATGTCTACGTCCAGTATGGCGTTCGCGCCTCTACCCGGACGGTCGTCCTGTCGGGCAATGTGCAGGTCGAAGGCGCTTTCCGGTTCGAGTCCAAGAACGCGCGCGGCCCGGATCAGGTGATCTACATGCCTTGGGTCAAGGTCTCTCCGAATGGCGACTACGCGCTGAAGGGGGATGAGTGGCAGCAGATTCCGATGCAGTTCAAGGTCATGAAGAAACCGGGCGAGCCCGCCATCCGGCGCAACGGCCTTCCGGCCTACCTGTGATGGACTGACCCCCTATGGCCCTTCGCGACGTTCCCCTCGTCACGAAGGCCGTGGACATCAACGGTGTTCCCGTGGAAGTTCGCGGCCTTTCCTACTCCGACCTTGCTACCATACTGCCGAAGTATGGGAGCGAGGTCGGCGTCATCTTCGGTTCGGTCCTCAGCGGCCAAGAGCTTGATGTCCAGAAGCTCCCTTCTGTCATCCAGCTTGTTCTCAGTCGCTGTCCTGATCTTTGCGCCGAGGTCATCGCGATAGCGGCTGACGATCCATCCCCGGAGGGGATCGCTCGCGCCAAGAAGATCAGCTTCGGAAAGCAGACCGAACTCCTCGAAGCCATTTTCGACTGCACCTTTACAACGGAGTCGGAAATGGAAAAGTTCTTGGGGGTCATCGAGCGCGCGGTTCTCGCCTTGGCGAAGACGATGGACCGAGTGACCCTCTCGAATCTTTCCGTCGCTGGTGGATTTCAGTCCGTAAGCAGGTCAGTCTCCTGAAGGAGGCTGGTCATCCGCGCGCTATAGACTACCCTCTTGGTGCCCTCTACGACGAGGCGGCTTTCGTCGTCGAGCGTCACAATGCCCGGATAGCTACAGAAGCCTTGTTGATACGGCAGGCCATAGCCGCTAACCTCTCAAAAGACGGGTCCAAGCTGTTCAAGGAAACGCAGACCGATCTTTCCGTAAAGGTCGCTCCTCGAAAGACCCTTTTCGAGTAGAGACCGGCTTTCCGGAGGTAGGGTATGGCGAAGCGCGAAGTCGATCTCGTAATCCGCGCGAGGGATGAGGCTGCCAAAGTTGTCGATGGCATCACGTCGGCGCTGAAGACTTTCAACGAGCAGCAGCAGGCAATCGCAAAGGGTTCCAGCCGGACGGGCGAAAGCCTGAAGAACCTGGAAGCTGCGTTTGCCAAGCTGAACCAGTCCGTCAAGTCGACTCAGATCGCTGAGAAGCTGGCTTCCGACGCTGCCCGATCCTCCGAGGCTCTGGGCAGGATGCGTCAGGCCATCGTGGATTCCAGCGCGGAACTTGCGAAGGCGAAGACGACGTTTGACCAGGCGTCGTTGGCGACCGAGAAACTTCAGCGCAAGACGGACGGCGCGGCTAAGGCACTTCGGGACGCAAAGGCATCCTTCGACCAAGCGAAAGCGTCCAACGCCAATCTCGTCAAGCAGCTTGCGGAAGCCACGACAGCGCAGGAGAGGCTGATCCGCACGCAAGAGCGTCAGGTTCAAGCCATCTCAAAGCAGGAGGTCCGTCTTGAAGCGGCGTCACAGCGGTATGAGAGGCTGCGTGCCGAGGTCGAGAAGACCGACAAGCCTACTAAGACCCTCGCGAACAGCTTCGACGCGGCTGCACGGGCGCTGGAACGGGAATCGAACAAGCTCGTCGCCGCAAGGGAGGCTCACGCCAAAACGGCGTCGGAAGTCCAGAAGGCCGCCGAAACCGTCAACAGGCTTCAGTCGTCGCTCGAACAGTCGAACGGACGGTTGGAGAACCACTCCCGGCGCGTCTCCAAGATCGAGAACAACTACAAGGCCCTCAGGGGCCAGTTGTCCGCAGCGGCGCAAGGCCAAAAGCTGCTCGGGGAGGCCGTAGAATCGGCGTCTCGTCGTGTCGCTCAACAGACCGATCAGCTTCGTCGGGGCGAGCGAGAGCTTCAGAACTTCGCAGCCGCTGCCGCTGCGGCAAGGCAGGGCGAGACCCAACTCGTCACCGCAGGCCGGGGCGCTATGGTCACTGACCTCGCCAACCAGCGCAGGGCTACGCTGGAAGCCAAGCGTGAGTGGGTTCAGGCCACGGAAGCGGTCAAGCAGCTTGTCCAGCAGATCGGCGCTGTGGGCGTTCCGACGCGGGCCATGTCCGACGCCTTGAACAAGGCCAAGATGACGGCTGCGGCCCTGAAGCAGGAGTTTCTGGCTCAGCGATTGGCGCAGGAGCAGATGCGCCGTTCCGTGGCCGAAGTCGGGACGACGCTCGACAGTCTGGCGGCGGCGCAGCAGCGGGCGTCACAGGCGCAGGCGCAGGCACGCGAGCGTATCGCGGCGCTTCGTGGAGAGCTTGCCAGAAACATCGCTGCGCTTCAGCAGCAGTCTTCCGCTGCGGAGAAAGCGGCGCAGGCGCAGCTACGGGCCAGCACGGCGACCCGTCAGGCGTCTTCCGCCGCAGCCGAACAGACGCGCCAGCTAACCGCCCTTCAGCAGGCTTACAGGCTTCTCTACGGCGAGAGCCGTCAGGCCCTTAGCCTCACGCAGCGGTGGCGCGGCGAGGTTCTCGCTCTGGTTTCTTCGTATGCGGGCTTCTTCGCTGCGATCAACATCCTGAAGCAGGTTACGGACGCCTACATGACGTTGGAGGCTGCGCAGGGTCGCCTTCGCGTCGTCTTCGACAGCGACGAGTTCGCGGTCAACGAGGAGATGGATTTCCTTCGCCGTAACGCCGAACGCCTTGGCATCGAACTTGGCGTCCTCGCCAACCAATACACCCGGTTCGCGGTTGCGGCGAAGGGGACGAACCTTGAAGGCGAGGCCACCCGTCGAATCTTCATTTCAGTCGCAGAAGCGGCGCGGGTCAACAAGGCGTCCACGGAACAGCTTAACGGCACCTTCCTCGCCTTGGAGCAGATGGTCTCCAAGGGTGCGGTCACTATGGAAGAGCTTCGTCGCCAACTCGGCGACCGGCTTCCGGGTGCTGTTCAGATCATGGCGGATGCCGTCGGCGTCTCGGTTGCCGAACTCACCAAGATCATTGAGCAGGGACAGCTATCTTCCGACTATCTGCTCAATTTCGCTGACGAACTCGACAAGCGTTTCGGCGCGGCGTTGCCTGCCGCGCTTGATACCTTGACGACGCAACTCGGGCGTCTTCAGAACGCGGCTTTTCAGGCCCTTCTGGCCTTCGGCGAAGCCGGGTTCATCGAGGCTTTCACGGAACTCCTCGCAGACCTCGTCGATCTTCTGAAATCGGCTGAGTTCGTCACGTTCACGGAACGGATGTCGGCGTTGGCCGCTACTGTGGTTCGGGCTATCAGCCTGATAATCCGAAACTTTCAGCTATTCGCTACTGTTGCAGCGGGCCTTATCGGCCTTCGTCTGACGCCGGTTTTCGTCGCCTTGGCAGCGGCCATGGGCAGCGTCAAAGCGCAGGC